GGTGGATTTGGCAACTACGGCGGCACTGGCTACCTGTGGACCGCCACGAACGCCATGTTCAACGTGAACGCTATCACCGCGCCTGATGCCATGCACCAGATGTTCGGCGGCAACGCAACGGCACAAGGCGACATTGGCACTGATGACGGCTTTGACCTGCGCCTGATTGACCGGGCGGTGGCCAAGGCGGAAACCATGGGCGGCGACGGCTCCAACGAGTTGAGCATGGTCCCGGTGAACGTGGATGGCAAGAAGTGTTATGTGGTTCTGTGCCACACCTTCCAGTACGACGCGATGAAGGCCAATGCCTCCACCGGCCAGTGGTTGGACATCCAGAAGGCTGCTGCGGCTGCTTCCGGCTCCAATGCCTTGCTGTTCAAGAACAGTGGCGGCATGTACGCCGATTGCGTGATCCACAAGCACCGCAACGTGATGCGTTTCAACACCTGGGGCGGCGGCGCTGTCAAGGGCGCCCGCGCGCTGTTCCTTGGCTCACAAGCCGGTGAACTGGCCTACGGCTCAAGCGGCGGTATGGGCACTCGCTACCGCTGGACCGAAGTGATGACTGACCACGAGGATCAAGTCGAAATCGGCACACATTGCATCATGGGCGTGAAGAAATCCACGTACAAGAGCAAAGACGGCGCTGTGACCCGTGACTTCGGCGTGATCGCCTTGGACACCTACTGCGCCGACGTGGCCTGATAGACCAGATGGCCCTTCGGGGCTGTCTGCCTAACCCTCCAAACTCCCAAAGGAATTCATCATGGCTAAGACCCAAACCAAATGCTTCAACAATGTGAAGCCCCTTGTCCTCCCGACTGAAGCCTATCCCGAGTGGACGGCTGTGGATGTGGAGTTTTCCTCAGCTGCCTATGCGGCCAATGACCTGATCCAGTTGTGCACCCTGCCTGATGGCTACAAGTGCCTGGATTGGGCGCTGGTGTTTCCGGACATTGACACCGGTGCCGCTGCGATTGCATGGTCCCTTGGCGTGTCCAACGCCACATTGGCTGTGCCCGTCTCTACTGACATCGGCACTGAGGTGTGGGGCTCTGCATTGACGGCAGGCCAAAGCACGGCCATCGTGCGCAACGCATCCAGTGTTGCAGCACAAGGCCAAGTGAAGGCGACGTCAACCCTGTCCGGCGACCGTGAAATCGTGCTGAAGTGCACCACGGCTGCAGCAACTTATGCGGGCTCCGGCAAGGTCGGCCAACTGCTGATGCTGTTGCAGGGCTGATTCTCCGTAGGTGAGTTTTCGGGGTGGTCGTCAAGATCACCCCTTTTTTGAGACACAAGGAGATTTGCATGTTATTCGTTCAAGCCTACAAACGCACAAAGACCTATGTGCACCAGTTCCCAGATGTAAAGCTGGTGTTTGAGCCCAATGAAAAGGGTGATGTGGTGTGTGATGTTGCCGAGCAGGGCGTGGTTGACCGGCTGCTGCAAACTCCGACCGGCTTTCGCCTCTACGGTGAGCAAGTGGATGCGCCAATGGCCCCCATTCTGGTGGAACAAGTTCCAATAGATCAACGCAAAGTGGAACAAGTGCCACCCGCAGAAGGTGAATCGCCCTACATTTTGCGCGATGAAGAAGCCGACACGGTGCTTGATTTGCGCCCGTTGTCAGACGCTGAATTACACGCCTTCGCTGAGGCCAACGGCATCAAGGTTCACTCCAAAGCAAAAGGCGACACCATTCGCGACAAGATCGTTGAATTTCTGAACTCCGAGGGTTAAGCCATGGCAGGCACAATTCTGGTCAAAGACGCCATCTGGCGAATAAGCTCACTGTTGCAGGATGTGAGCCCTCAGTTCACTCGCTGGCCAGAAAAGGAAATCGTCAACTGGCTCAACGACGCCCACTTGGCCATCACAAAATTCCTGCCTGCCGCCTGCTCGCGCATTGATGCGATCAAGCTGTCTCCAGGCACGCGCCAAAGCATTGAAACCATTCAAGCGGCCAACTGCAAGCCCGGCGATGGCTCGGTGCCTGCAGCGTCTATTCTTGGTACGCAAGTGCTGGATGTGATTCGCAACATGGGCGCAGATGGCGCAACACCAGGCAACAGCATTCGCCTGTTTACAGATGGCCGCGAAGTAATGGACACACAAAGTCCAAATTGGCATACCGTAACCGGAAAATCAGTGGCCGGTTACATGTATGACCCACGCATGCCAAGATACTTTTATGTGACGCCCGGTGTGCCAGCTTCGCTTGTAATGTGGGCAGAGGTAGCCTACACCGCACAACCTATTGCCATCCCCAACACAGGCACAGTTGGCGCAGAGCTCTATCTGATTGATGGCTCTAGCACAACAAAGATTGGTGTTGCTGACGAGCATATCGACGACCTGGTGAACTATACCTGCGCGCGCGCCTTCATGAAAGACGCACAGTTCGCAAACAATGGCCCGGCTGCCGCCAACTACACAAGCTTATTTGCAGGCTCGCTTAATGCCAAGGTGACGGCACTCACAGGCAACAACCCCAACTTGCAGCGCTTGCCGTTTGCGCCTGAGCCAATTGGCGCAGCATCATGACGCTCAATGATTTTTTGCCACTTATCTTGCCGCGCGCCAAGGGCTGCCCCGACATTCTGGCCATCTTCAATACGCGGTTAGCCATCATTGAGTTATGTCGCAAGGCGTTGATCTGGCGGGAATATCAAGAGCCCATTCCAACCGAGGCACTGGCCACAAGTTATGAGTACGAGGTTGAAGAGGGCCAGCAAGTTTGCAAGCTGCTAAGTCTAAAACTCTCGGGCAATGACATCTCTGTTGTTGATCCAGCCCACGGAAAGCACCTTGACAACGCGGGCAATGCAAGCCCATACGCCTATGGCACTCTCAGTGGGTTTGAATTGCGACCAGCGCAACAGGCTGGCCTTTCTGTTGTGACTTACGCGGCCGTCATGCCAACCATCAGCGCAACAGCCGTCCCTGACGCCATGGGCCAGTACATGGAAGCCATTGGGCATGGTGCGTTATCCAGAATCCTGCTTTCCAAGGGCAAGGATTATCACGACCCGGATGGTGCAGGCGTTGCAAAAATGCTATGGGATGGGGCTATTGCAGATGCCAAAGCTGACGCGTTAACCGGGTTTGCAAGGTCCACCATTCGCACATCAAAAGTGTGGTTTTAAAAGGGCTCGCTCAAAATGAGCTTCATTGACGTCACAAATTTTGGCGGTGAGATTCCTAGAGTTTCAGCACGCGCCTTGCCAGCTGGAACTGCCCAGATCAACAGCAACTTGCTGGCAACGGCCACTGAGTTTCGGCCTTTGCAGTCTGATAGCGTGGTGGGATCGGCCCAGGCTGGCGCCAAGACGCTGTACCGCCTGTCCAAGGACTCAACCGGGGTTGTGCGCACGCTCGATACGGCCGGATGGATTGCAGAAACAGCCGACAAGAGCTATGTCAAGGGGCAGATCAACGATGACGGCACTGAACGCACCTACGTGACCTTCAACGATGGCACACAAAAGCCGCGCGCGATTGATGCCCTTGGCGCCGACAGGCTGATGGGTGTTCCGTCGCCTTTCTATGCGACTGCCGTCCTGGTGGAGGGCGAGTCCTTCACCTCGACCGAGGCGACCGCATGGGCCGATGGAACGCTGGTCCCGGCTCTGCATGAGGCCTTTTTGGCCAGTTTGCCGGTGACTACCCTTGCTGGCAACCAGATCAGCTCGCGCGTGAGTGGGGGTCTGCCGGTGGCGGGTGCCTATTCGATGTACGGCATGACCCAGAATGCGGCCAGTCCCTGGCTGGCAGAACGGGTGCTTCCGCTGGACACGGCCAAAGCAGCAGGCCTGAATGATCCGACCATTGGCCCGCAACTTACAGGATCGACGCTCTCCATCCCTGTGCTGTGCTTGCCGTACTGGGGCAAGGTGGCGGCAACGGCGACGTTATCCACGGCCATCCGGCTGATCGAGAACCCGCGCGACGGCTCGCAGTTGTTCACCGAACCACAAATAGTGGACATTGTGACGGAGCTGGAAGCGTACTTTGATCCCAATGATGCCAGCATCAAGACACTGCGAACGGCGCTTGATGCGCAGGTGAAGGCCATCAATTCAGCGATTGACTTTGTGTTGTCGCCACCAACCAGCGTGACCGCGCCGGTTGCGCCAGTGAAGCCGACCGTTCCCGAATACGATTACGATTATGGAGGCAACTAATGACGACCAGAAATGCGGAGTGGTTGGCTTACGATGCTGCCATGGTGGTGTACAACAAGGCAGCCAAAGATTACGCCGATAGCCAAGCCAAGATCGACAACGAGGTTGTTGGAAAAATCGCGGCCATCGCTTCTGCCAAGGCTGCAGCAGCTAAGCTGGCCACGGAGATTGAAGACATCTACATCAAGCGGCACAATACATTACTAGATTGGGTTAAGGACTTTGTGAACAGGCGCGGCACCATCCGGTCTGATAACAATTCCGATGGCTTAATTAAAGTGGATGCTGACAGGTTGATTGAATCACGTTTTTATATCGTAACCTACGTCAACGACTGGGGCGAAGAGTCCACACCATCACCACCGACCGAGTTGTGGGACGTGGACCAGTACTCAAGCGCGACCGTGGGCATTGCCCCATTCCCGTCCGTGCGCAATCTGGTGGGCTGGCGCATCTACCGCAGTGCCAATGCCAGCAGCGACATTGATCCGCCATTGGCTGTGACTGACTCGGACCCGGTGAAGGTGGTTTTGGCTGATGGCGGGTTCGACTATTTCCGCATGGCGTTGCCCACTTACTCGGACAGCAAAAAAGGCGCTGAGCTGAAAGAGGTGTGCCCGACACTGACCTGGCTGGAGCCACCGTACCGGATGCAGTCGGGCAGCGCCTTGCAGCCCATCCCCGCCAAAGGCAACGACCCATACCTGCGCGGCCTGGTGGGCATGCCCAATGGCGTGATGGCTGGGTTCATTGATAACTTCGTGGCGTTCTGTGACCCGTATCACCCCTATGCCTGGCCGGCCGAATACCAGATCCCGCTCAAGTACCCGATTGTGGGCCTGGGGGTGTTTGGTCAGTCGTTGTTTGTCGGCACGGCGGCCAACCCGTCGATCATCAGCGGATCGGACTCGGCCTCGATGTCGGAGCAAGTGTTGGACGATGCGCAGGCCTGCCTGAGTGCGCGCTCGATTGTGAGCATGGAGGGTGGCGTGTTGTATGCCTCCCCCGATGGCATTTGCTTTGCCAGTGGCAACGGCGTGCAGGTCATCACCTCGGCCCTGTTCGCCCGGGAGGATTGGCAAGCCCTGGTTCCTTCGAGCATCATGGCGGCGGCACATGAGGGCATCTACTACTTCTGGTTCAGTGGCACCTATGGCGGCATGACCGGCGGTTGCCTGGCGCTCGATACGGTGGCCAAGAAGCTCACGCGGGTAGACATCAGCGCCAGCGCGGTTTTCACGGACAGCCTGACA